CGGTCGAGGCTCACGGCAGCACGAAGCGCGTGAAGATCCGCAGCGATGACCGCGGCGAGTATGTCTACGCGCTCGGCAAGTATTCGATGGCGCCGATCTTCCGCGCGGAGGTGGCGTCGTGAAGCGCCTCCTCGCGCTCCTCGCGCTGGCTTCTGCCAGCCACGCCGAGCCGCCGGAAAGCTTCTGGCGGGCATTGCACCAAGTCGAGACCAGCGGCCGCCACGGCGCGATCCTCGGCGACAACGGCAAGAGCCTCGGGCCGCTCCAGATCTCCCGCGCGTATCACGCCGACTCGCGCGTCGCCGGAAGCTACGAGCAGGTCACCGACCTTGCTTACTCGCGCCGCGTCGCGACCGCTTACTTCAAACGCTACGCGCCGGACGCTTGGGCCAAGGGCGACGTCGCGACCCTCGCGCGGATCCACAACGGCGGCCCGACCGGACACAAGAAGACCGCGACGCTGCCTTACGCAGACAAGGTGCGGAGGGCGATGCGATGACCTACGATCAATTTATCGACGCGAAGACGAAGGTCGCGCAGGCAAGCGGCTTTGAGCCGCTCGAGATCAAGGCGCCGCTGTTCGACTGGCAGAAGTCGATTGTGCGCTGGGCGATTCGCCAGGGTCGCGCCGCGCTCTTCGAGGACTGCGGCCTTGGCAAAACGGCGCAGCAGCTCGAATGGGCGCGCCAGGTCGCGCAGTTCACCAATATGCCGGTGCTTATCCTGACGCCGCTCGCGGTCGCGAATCAGACCGCGGAGGAGGGAAAGAAGTTCGGCATCACGGCAACCGTCCTTCAAGACGGCATCGAGGTGCAGGCTGGGCCAGGGATCTGGATCACGAATTACGAGAAGCTCGAGCACTTTAACCCTGCCGCGTTCGCCGGCGTGGTGCTCGACGAGTCGTCGATCCTAAAGGCGTTTACGGGCCGGACGCGCATCGCGCTGACCGAAGCCTTCAGCCGCACACCATATCGTCTCTGCTGCACGGCGACGCCTAGTCCCAACGACTACACGGAGTTCGGCCAGCACGCCGAGTTCCTCGGCATCTGTTCGCCGGCGCAGATGCTCGCGACGTTCTTCATCAACGATACCTTCAACACCGGCGATTGGCGACTGAAGGGTCACGCCGAGGGAGAGTTCTGGAAGTGGCTCGCCAGCTGGGCCGCGTGCGTCAGCCGGCCAAGCGACATCGGCTTTTCGGACGAGGGCTACATCCTGCCTCCGCTCAATATGATCGTGGAGATGGTCGCCGTCGATCAGCGGGACCACTCGGGAGAAGAGCTATTCCGTCACGCCACGCTCTCGGCAACCACGATGCACGAAGAGATGCGGCTCACGTCGGAGGCTCGCGCGAAGCGAGTGGCATCGCTCGTCAACAACTCGAGCGAGCCGTGGATCGTCTGGTGCAATACCAACGACGAAGCCGACAAGCTCAAGGCGCTGATGCCCGACGCGCTCGAGGTGCGAGGATCCGAAACTCCGAAAGCAAAGGAGCAGAAGATCGCTGCGTTCACGAACGGCCGAGCGCGCGTCATCATCAGCAAGCCATCAATCTGCGGGATGGGCCTCAACTGGCAGCATTGTCGCAACGTAGCCTTCGTCGGCCTCAGTTACTCGTTCGAGGACTTTTACCAGGCGCTTCGCCGATCCTATCGCTTCGGCCAGACGAAGCCAGTCAACGCGCACATCGTGCAAGCGGAGACCGAAGGAGCCATTACCCAAGCCATCAACCGGAAGATCCATCAACACCAGACAATGCAAGAGAAGATGAAACTCGCGGCGGCAGCGTTTGCCGAGAACCGCATCAAGGAAATGAAGAAGAATACGGCCGTCGACTTTAAGACTGGCGACGACTGGAAAGTCTACCACGGCGATTGCGTTCGCGTGGCGAAGGAGATTGCTGACGAGTCGATTGACTTCTCGATCTTCTCGCCGCCGTTTGCCGATCTATTCACCTATTCGGACGACCTCCAGGATATGGGCAACTGCGCCGGCCTCGAGGATTTCACGAAGCATTTCGAGTTCCTCATTGCGGAGATCGCGCGCATTATGGTGCCAGGTCGCGAGGTCGCCGTGCATTGCGTCGACCTCTTGTCGACCAAGTGGAAGCACGGTCGCATCGAGTTCCAAGACTTCAGCGGGGAAATCATTCGCGCATTCTGGCGCCACGGCTTCCTTTTCCATTCCCGCATCTGCATCTGGAAATCACCCGTGACCGAGATGCAGCGCACGAAGGCGCACGGTCTGCTTTACAAGACGCTCAAGGCCGACAGCTGCGATTCGCGCGTTGGCTGCGCTGATTACCTGCTCGTCTTCCGCAAGCCGGGAGAGAATCCGAAACCCGTGACCAAGGATCCGAGCTCGTTCCCGGTCGATATGTGGCAGGAGTATGCCTCGCCAGTCTGGATGACGGTCGATCAAGGCCGCGTTCTCAATCGAGATGGCGCGCGTGACAACGCCGACGAGAAGCACATCTGCCCGCTTCAGCTGGACGTGATCGAGCGAGCCGTGACGCTTTGGTCAAATCCTGGCGACCTCGTTTATTCTCCGTTCACGGGCATCGGATCGGAGGGCTACCAGTCCTTAAAGCTTGGCCGCCGATTCGTCGGATCCGAGCTCAAGAGAAGCTACTTCGAGCAAGCCTGCGCTAACCTCACACTTGCAAAGTCCCAGACTGAACTCGCGCTCGTATGATACCCAAGATGATCGCCAAGGCACTACTCGCCGGCAAGACGCCAAAGGAGTTCGCGCACGAGGCCGGCATCTCGGTCTCGTGGGCTTATCGGCTCGCGTGGGACGCTGGCTTCAAGTCGGTTTACATCTCGCGCGAGGAACAGAAGATGATCGATAAACGGAGGGCCAGCCGATGAACCGCGCGACCAAGGCGCTGTTCGCGTCGGGCATCGCCTATTCGCACTACGCGCTGGGCAAGGCGGTCGTCTTCCGCGATCAATCCAAGCGGCAGCATAGCGCGCTCAGCCAGCGGCTTCTGCGCCAGTCGATGCGCGATCAGGCGCTCGCTTACGCACGGGAGGTGCGCTGGCTCCGCTATGCAAAATAACTTCAACCGCACTCAGCCGATCAAGAACCTGACCGGCGGCGGACACTCCGCGGCGCGCTACACGGGCACGCACGGGCACATCCAACGTTCGGCGTACTGGTGCTTCATCCCCGGCGAGGGCTGGGTTAAGTGGAAGGAGCTCTACGATCAAGTCGACGCGGCCTTCCAGGACTGGCAGATGCGCCACGCGCTCGGCCTCAGACGCAAGCGATGAACGTACTTGAACTTGAGCGGATGGCTCGGCGTGGTGCCGAAGACGGCCACGGCGACGAGTGGCATCCGCAATTTACAGCCAGCGCGCGAGTGCTGGCATCAATGAAAACAGCAGCGAACGAAGCACGAATCCAGATGCAGAACGAAGAACTACTGACAGCAATTCTCAACGAGCTCCGGGCGATCCGCTCGGCGCTCTCCAATCGGAGCACGCCCGTCGCGGCTCCTGCCGCCCAGCCGGCGGCCCAGAGCAAGGACATCCCGCAGCCGACCGAGATCGTGGCCGACCCAGGCTCGGTCGAGGTGCACTTTGGGAAGAACGCCGGCACGCCGCTTCGCTCGCTCGGAGCGAAGAGCGTTGAGTGGTACGCCCAGGAGCCGGAGCCAAGGCTCGGTAAAAACGGCAAGCCATTCCCGCCGCGGGCCGAGGACGTGCGCTTGAGGAACGCCGCGCGCCAGATCGTCCACGGCAACCGCGGAACGCTCGCCGCTGGCAGCAAAATCACGCTCGTCACCGAGACGCTGACCGAGGAAGTGCCGTTCTAAATTTAAAGGGCGCGACCGAGACTTCCCAGCCGCGCCCTCAACCCAGAAGCAAAACACAACAGAACAAGAGCCAGACAATGAACACCGAAACCGTCAAAGAAGATACGCAACTCGCGGCCACGCCCGCGGCCAAGATCAACAAAGCGCCGGTCACCTTCGGCGCCCAGGGCGTGCAACTCGCCAGCCTTGAGGACGCCTACCGATTCGCGAACGCCATCGTCGCCTCGGGCTTTGCGCCTAAAGGGATGGAGAAACCCGAGTCGGTCCTCGTCGCGATCCAGCTTGGCGCCGAGCTCGGGCTTACGCCGATGGCTGCGCTCCAGAATACGGCCGTGATCAACGGCCGGCCCGCAATCTACGGCGACGCCGCGCTCGCGCTGGTCCGCGCCTCGGGCCTACTGACTAGCTACAAGGAGGAGGAGATCGGCGAGCCCAACACGGACGCGCACGGCTACCGCGTGACCGCCGCCCGCGGCGATGCGACCACCGTCGAGACCTTCACGGTCGCAGACGCCAAGCGGGCGAAGCTCTGGGCCAAGGCCGGCCCTTGGACTGACTACCCGAAGCGGATGCTACGTTTCCGCGCCCGCGGCTACGTGTTGCGCGACTTGTTCGGCGACGTCCTCAAGGGACTCCGCACCGTCGAGGAGGCGCGAGACATCCCTGCCGAGCCGGTCAACGTCACGCCGCGCGGGCTGGGAGAGAACCTCTAAGCACATTCCAAAATGGAAACCACACACGAAATCAAGAAGGCCGCGGTCATCGCGGCGGCCAGCGAACAGGTCCGAGCCTTGCTCGAGACTCACTACGACGCGATGCGTAAGGCGGCGGAGGAGTCCTTCGTCGACGACGACACGCAGGCCGAGCCGAAGGCTAAGGCCAGCTTCACGATTGAGTGGGACGCGCTCGCGATGGCGCCCACGGTAACGGTCAAGGTCGGCTGGAGCGTCCGCTTCAAGGACGAGTCCGAAGCCGTCGTCGATCCGCTCCAGGCCAAGCTGCCGATGGGAGGTGTCGAATGAACGCCGCGATTCGAGGCGAGCCGTCGGAGGTCTATCACGCGACGGACGCGATCTCGCATAGCAAGCTCGAGGTCTTCCGCCGCCGGCCGGCGCTCTACCACCGCAAGTACGTCCTGCGTGTCGTGCCTGACGTGGACTCGTCCGCGTTCGTGCTCGGCCGCGCGACGCACGCTGCGGTCCTCGAGCCGATCACCTTTGAGCAGCGTTACGCTCAACGGCCGGAGGGCATCGACCGCCGGACCAAGGAGGGGAAAGCCAGCTGGGAGCAGTTCGTGAGCGCCAACGCAGGCAAAGAGATCCTCGACGCGGACGAGATGCGGGTCGTGCATCAGATGCGCGATGCGGTTCGGGCGCATCCAGCGGCCTCGGAGCTCTTGCACCGCGGCGAGCCCGAGCTCGTCTGGCGGAAGCAGTTCGCGACGCTGAACGTGCAGGCGCGGACGGACTGGTTCAACGGCAATGGCTGCGCGCTTTGCCCGCGGCCTTACGTCGTCGATCTCAAGACGGTCGAGAGCTTGGACGACGGCGCCTTCCGCAACTTCGAAAAGGCTTTCGTCAACCTCGGCTACCATCGGCAGGCCGGCTTCTACCTTCCGCTCTTGTACGACTGCGGCATCGCCTGCACCGACTTCTTTTTCGTGGCCGTCGAGAAGTGCGAGCCATACGGCGTGGCGGTCTACAAGGTCTCGAACGCCGCGCTGCAACGCGGCCAGGAGGAAACGCTGCGCGACCTCACGCGGCTCAAGGGCTGCATCGGGGCCAACCGCTGGCCCAATATGCCCGAGGACGTGCAAGAGATCGACCTTCCGACGTGGTACAAGGAGACGTGGCTATGACGCTCAATACCATAGCTTGGCTGACGGTGCTCCTGATCGCCGTCGTCGCTTATGCGCTGCTCACCGCCCAGGATGGTAAAGGAGGGGACGAATGAAAGCCGCTGAGATCATCGCCATCTGCTCGATTATGCTCTCGGCCGGCATCGGCGCCGGCTTCTTCTGGGGCTTGCGCCAAGGCGAGCGCATCGGCCGGGACCGCGAGTGGATGGACTCGTTCTTCCGCTCGATCAAGCGGGACGCAGAGCGCCGCGACAAGGCGGGGAGGTTCAAGAAGCGATGAGCGCACGACCCAATCCCAAGTCCGAGGTGATCGACGAGATGGTCGCGCGCTTCGCGCCGTTCAAGGAAATCTTGGCCGAGGTGCGGATGCAGCAGGCCGCCGTTCGGCAGCGCATCTACAACCGAGGCTACCGACGCGAATACATCACGCACGAGGAGCGCGCGCATCTGCTGCGGCGGAGAGGGGTGAAGCTATGAGCGATCGAGAGACAGCGCCTTATCGACGCATCGCCGATCTGGAGCGCGAGAACGCCGCGCTGCGTGAACAAATAGACGACTGGGAAAATGCGGTATTGCACGCCCGAGATAATCGATCCAACGAGCAACATTGCACGTGTGTTGCTCCCCTAATCGGGAAGCTAAAACAACTGGAGCGCAAAAACGCCGCGCTGCGGGCCGAAGCCGTCGAGACGTGTGCCATAGCCAGCGTCTGGGTAACGGTATGGGGTGACAAGTTCTCAGACGCAAGCCTCCTCCGCTTTGCGGAGCTAGAGGAGCAAATCCTTGGGAGGGCGAAGCCGTGAGCAAGCCGACCATCGCTGACCTACCGGAGCGCTACCGCCTACAGATCGCGCGGCAGCTGGCGCAGGCCAAGCGGCCGAAGACGATTGCTCGCGAGCCTGACCCTGCGCCCGATCCCAAGGTCAAGCGGGCCTTCGACCGCGCCGAGGTCTTCCTGCGCGCGCTGGAGGTTCGCGGACTGCCGCGGCCCGAGCGTGAGTGGAAGTTCGAGGCGAAGCGTCGCTGGCGCTTCGACTACGCCTGGCCGCAGCAGATGGTCGCGCTTGAGGTCGAGGGGGGCGTCTGGACCGGAGGGCGGCACACGCGCGGCGCAGGCTTCGTCAAGGATATGGAGAAATACAACCGCGCGGCCGTCCTAGGCTGGCGCTTGCTGCGCGTGACGCCGGACAAGCTGGTCTCGGCCGGCACGTTTGAGATGCTCAGACAGATTTTTTGTTTGAGGGATCAGCAACCTCAAGCAAGCTGAGGACAAAGCGGCGAGGTGAGACTCGTACCGTATGTCAGCAAACATCACATTTCCCCGGCCGTCTGCGTCTGCACCGAGTTCGTCGTTGTCTCGGAGCAAGTCTCACCGCAGGCGGGCCGGGGTCTTTGTTTGCATATGAGTAAGCGATTTACTGAGACGGCAAAGTGGGCGGACCCGTGGTTTCGGGCGCTTACCGCGAAGCAAAAGTGCCTCTGGCTCTGGTTGTGCGACAACTGCGATTGCGCGGGCGTCGTGCCGGAAGTCGACTGGGGACTGGTTTCGTTCCAGATCGGCGAGCCTTGCACGGCGGACGACCTGGCATCGTTTGGCGACCGAATCGCCAGCTGCGAGCGCGGCTTTTGGATTCGTAAGTTCGTTGCCTTTCAATGGGGTTACATCAGCGAGGACCATCCGTCGATGCCTCAGCGTGGGGTTATCAAAGCCTTAGAAAGAGCAGGCATACCCTTAGCAAAGGCTATTGAAAGCCTTCCGAAAGCCTTTCCAAAGGGTTTCGAAACCCTTAAGGATAAGGATAAGGATAAGGATAAGAAAGAGGATAGGGTGCAGGGAAAGGAGAAGGAGCCGGAGGTTGATCCCGTCTTCGACGCCTTCTGGGCCAACTATCCACGCAAGGAAGGCAAGGGCGGCGCGCGGAAGGCGTTTGCCAAGCTGGCTGACAAGGAGCGGGTCATCAAGGCCGCGGCTCAATACGGCGAGGCGGTGCGCCGCTGGCCGGCCGATGATCGGCAGTTCGTTCCGCATCCCGCGACCTGGCTCAATGATGGCCGCTTCGAGGACGATCCCACATTGTGGGAACGGAAGTCTGCGTCGCAACCTGTGAAATTCTACGGTGACAACCAATCTTGATCACGAGCGCCTGCTTCTCGCCTCCGCGTTGCTCGACGACGGGCGGACGATGCAGGCGATGCTCGGCGGGGGCATCACGCGGCGCTCGTTTCACGATTCACGCAACCAGATAGTCTTCGACACGCTTTCCGAGATGGTCGCGGCCGGGATGGCGACGACGGACGACGTGCTTTACGCGGAGCTGATCGCCAAGCAGCGGTTCGAGGCCGCAGGCGGGCACGCCTACATCGTGGGCCTGACCAGCGCAGCGCCGACCTCGCTGAACGCAAAATACTACCTCGAGCGCGTGCTGCGCCTAGCCGTAGCGCGTGACGCCGTCCGCATCGCCCAGCGCATCGCCGAGCGCGTCGAGCAGGAGGCCGAGGCGACCGAACCGCTGGCCGAGTTGATCGCCGGCGGGGCTCGCGACCTCCTGAGCATCGCAGCAGGCTCGGACGCGGACGGCGAGGAATCCTGGGACGAGCTCGTCGAGCGGGCCAAGGTTGAGCTCGAGCAGAAAATCCTCGGGGAGCAGCGCCGCGAGTTGATGCCGTTTCCGTGGCCGATCTGCAACCAGCGGTTCGGCGAGATGGAACGCCAGCAGCTGGTCGTCATCGCCGGCCGATCCTCCTCGGGCAAATCCTCGCTCGCTCGGCCGATCCTGGCTCACCTCGCGAACCAAGGGCGCCGTTGCTACTACGTGACGCTCGAGGTGGCGCCGCACAAGGTGCCGCTCCAGATCGCGGCCTCGCTCGCCGGCGTTGGGCTACGGCGCGTTTACGCGGAACACCCAGCCTCGCAGGCCGAGATCCGCAAGGCGCTGGTCGAGCTCCGCGGGCGGCACGTTACCGTATCCAGCCGGGACTCGTCGCTCGCTCGCATCGAGGCACGCGCCCGCGCGCTGCACGCCGGCGGCGGGCTCGACGTGCTCTTCGTCGACCACGGCGGGCTCGTTAAGGAGATTTACGAGGCGAGGGGCTCCAGCGAGAAGGTCAACGCCTGCGGGATGGTCACTAAGACGCTCAAGCGCATCGCCCGCGAGCTCGACATCCTCGTCGTGATGCTCTGGCAGCTAAATCGCGAGAGCGCCAAGGACGGCAACCGCGAGCCGAACGTTACCGACCTCAAGGACTCGGGCAGCGTCGAGGAGGACGCCGACAAGGTCATCTTGATCCATCGGCCCAACGAGGACGCGATCACGGGCCAGCAGCAGCGCGACACCGACTTCGAGGCCGACCGGCCGCGCTTCTTCACGAACGTAATCCAGGCCAAGGGCCGCGACGACGGCACCGCCGCTCAGTCCTTCTATTTTACGCGGGCAACCGCAACCTTCAACCCAGCAACAAGATGAACGAAACGATCGAACGCTTAGACAACGTAGCAATGCACTTGCTCACCGAAAACGCCACGCTCTCGCGTGTGATCCGCCATTGCAAGGAGCGGCAAGAGGAGGTGATGGCTCGGCTGAAGCATATCGAGGAGCTCCTAGCCAAAGAACGCGATTTGCGGGGCGATCGGCACCCGATGGCTACCCAGACCCTCACCGGGCAATCTGACAGTCAGAAAACGCACGCAATGGCCGTTTCCGCTTGACGGAGCGGCGACCATAAGCGCTAAAATCGGCTTTAGTGGCACGGAAACCCAAAAACATAACGGCGCACGCCTGGGCGAAGCATCAGAAGCTGACGGCCAAGCTCGGCGGCGCGAAACGGAGGCACATTGAAGCAAGACGCGGACAGACTGGAACTTGAGGCTCTACGCCTCGCGAATCGGGCGGCGCGGTCTATCGCGCAGCTGGAATCCCATCGGAAGTCGTTGGTGAAGGAACACGCCGAGCGCATCAAGCGTCTGCGGCAGATCATCGAGAGCATCCAGCAGCGCGACCAGATGGGCACGTTAGGGCTGGAAGACGCGGTGGTCTTGAGCGAATCGGCTGCGGCCCTAGTTCATAACCCGCTGGAGGGGCTGTGAGCCGTGGTCACGTACACGCTCAACCGGCAGCCAGTCCATCGGCTGCGCTACGATGGCGCGAGCGAGGCGGCTAAGGTCTCGTGCGAGATGTTCGAGCGGCTGCTCGAGCTCGACACGCTGAAGCACGACTCTGCCGCCAACCTAGTGCGCCGGCTGGCGACCCTGGCCGACCTATCGCCCTCGGCCTTCCGCCTAGTCCTGCGCGCAGGCTCGGGCGATACGGGCTCGATCTTGGCCTCGTTCGAGCAGCAGGCGGTGGACCGGGGCAAGACGCGCCAAGCGCTGCATTGGGAATGGCAAGAAGACGTGCGGCGTATCCGTATGGTGTTCCCCGAGGTTGCGGCGGTGCTCGTTGAGTTGCGTGAGACGATCAAGCACCGGGAAGATGCGATGAGCAGCGCGGACGGGCTGCGCGAGGCGATGCGGCAGCAGGAGGGCGACGAGTGAGTGTAATGAAAAGCGACGCCGGTGTCGGTGGCGTTGACACGAAACACCAAATGGCGCACTTGCGTAAGATACTGGGGCGCCGGGGGGTAAGAAATCTTTGTAAGGATTTCCGACGGTTTGGGTTTCGCGACCTAGCTTAAAAAAACGGTTTTGCCCCTTTTCCCTAATTTCCCACGAGAAATCCGTGAAGCAGACGCAAGAGCAACTCGCTAAGGCGCTGGGAGTTACGCGACGCACGCTGCAAGAATGGCAGAAGCGCGACGACTGGCCGACCGGGGCTACCGTCGAGCAGCTGATTGCGTGGCGCGACGAGCGCGGGCTCGGGCGGATCAAGGACGGGAGCCTAGGCGCGCTGAAGGCCGAGCTAATGCGGCGCGACATCGAGTTGCGCGATCTAAAGCTCGGCCGCGAACGCGGCAACGTGGTCGAGCGCGAGGTCGTGCAAGATATGCTCCAGCTGCTTTCGCAGAAGCTCGACTTGCTGCTGCGGCTGAAGCTTGAGGTTGAGCTCGGCCCGCGCGTCGCCGGCAAGTCGGCCGCGGAGGCGAACGTCGAAGGCGGGCTAATCCTGGACGAGATCCGCGAGGTGATCGCGGGCAACCTTGCGCGGTTCGAGACGGAGGCGATTCGGAAGAGCGCGACTGAAGAATGAGCGCCGAGCAACTCCTCGCCGGCTTCCGCCTACCGCGGCCGGACCGCTCGCCGATTTATGACTGGGCGCGGCGGCACGTTCAGCTTCCGGAATCCTACGCGACGCCGGGGCCGTTTAATGTGCGGCTATCGCCGTGGCTGGTTCCGATCTTCGACGCGCTGCAAAATCCGCTCGTCCGCCGCGTTCACTTTCGGAAAGCCGTGCAGATTGGCGGCACGCTGGTGGCCGACGTCTGGCTGCCTTGGATCATCGCGAACGATCCCGGCCCGATCAGCTGGACGATGCAGACGGACGAGATGGTCGAGAAGCACGCTAAGACGCGCCTCTGGCCGCTGCTCGAGCGCTGCCGGCCGGTGGCGGCAATGCTGCCGAAGCCGGGGCCGCACCGCACGACGACCGAGATTTTCTTTGGCGGCTTCTTCGTCACGCTGAACGCGGCGAACCTTTCGACCCAGCAGAGCCAGTCGATCCGCTACAAGATCAACGACGAGCTCTGGCTTCCGCGGTGGCAGGAGATCTACGGCCACGCGGTGGCGCGCGTCTCCAAGTTCGAGGAGGTCGGGCGCTCAAAGATCTACAACGCGAGCCAAGCGCCGGTGATGGACGCGGAAACGGGCAACGTCGAGGACACGAGCTTTCGTTCGGGCGATCAAGGCGAGTGGCACGCCGAGTGCCCAGGCTGCCGCAAGGTGCTGCCGGTCGCGTTCGAGATTCTAAGCAAGGAGCAGCGCGGCGGCGTGGTATGGGACCGAGCGGCGCGCCGCGATGACGAGACGTGGGACGTCGGCCGCGCGGTGGAGACCTGCCGCTTTCGCTGCATCTCCTGCGGGCACGAGTCCGCGGACAGCGACGCGACCCGCGCCGGCTGGGCGAAGACCGGGCGCTTCGTGCCGATGAATGCTGCGGCGCCGCGTGAGGTGCGGTCGTTCCGCCTTGAAGCAATCGTTACTCGGCCGATGCGGCTCCTCGTGGAAGAGTTCCTCCAGGCCGAAAACCAGCTGGTCCGCACGGGCGACGAGCAAGCGAAGATCGAGTTTCGGACGAAGCGGCAAGCGCTGCCGTGGATCGTGGAAAAGAAGGCGGTGAACGTGCTGCTGAAGGACTCGGGCTACAAGTTGGCCGACTACGCGCAAGGCGAGTCGATCCCCGACGAGGCGATCCGCTTTATGGCGATCGACCGGCAGCAGGATCACTTTTGGGTCGAGGTCGGCGCGTTCAGCACGGCGCAAGGGCCGCGCTACCGCCAGCTGTGGTTCGGCCGCATCGACACGCGCGACCAGCTGCGGGCGCTTCAGGAGCGGTTCAAGGTCTCAAGCGCCTGCGTCGCGCAGGACCGCGGCTATCGGCCGGCGGACGTGGACCGCGACTGCGCCGAGTTCGGCTGGCGCTCGATGCGCGGGTACGGCCGGCGGACGTGGACGATGCGCGACGAGGCGACCGGGACGATGGTCAACTTCCCGTTCTCGGATCCGCAGGTGAGCGACTACCGCGGAGGCGACGTCTATTTTTACAACTGGTCTGGCGACTACTTCAAGGACACGCTGGCGACCGCGCTCGAGGGCAAGGGCGACTTGCGCTGGGAACTTCCGTCCGACGTTAACCCGCTCTATCTTGAGCACATCAAGGGCGAGGCGAAGGTCGAGGTGCGGACGGGCGTCTGGGAATGGCGCGAGGTACGGAGCAACGCGCCCAACCACGGCCTCGATACCTCGGCGATGCTCCTTTGTATGGCGACCATCGCGGGCATCATCCGCTTCGTGCCGGCGAAGACGTAGCGTGGAATTGGGGCTGCGCTTTTCCTCAAAATAGTTCTTGAGATTCCCGAGCGGTTGGGTTTCTCTGGTCACGTTATGAAAAACACGACGATGACTGAGTTCAACAAAACCGGCCGCGATGAAAGCCACCCCGCGACCCCGATCCGCCAAACTGAAAAGGCCGTTGGTTTTTCGGTGCTCGGCAGCAATCGGATCGCTTGGTTCCCGAAGTCGCAGCTGACCTTTATCAAGGATGACTTCTACGTGAACGCCGAAGACCAATTCGCCATCCCGCTTTGGCTACTGAACCGCAAGGCGGCCGAGCTCGGCTGCTTCCCCTGGGACATCGGTTCAAAGTAAGCCCACCGGGGCGGGCTTACCACCCGCCCCAACTTTTTTCCGAAAGGCGCTTGACTATCCCCACCGCTTAGGTTTTTCTCTGCACGTAATCAACAACGACCAATGAAGACCACCATCGATTCCCGCACTTACACCGTCGAAGCTCTCGAAGTCGGCCCGCTCGTCGCCGCTGATCTGGCCGGCCGAGGCTGGGAGCCGCGCTACTACGTCGCGACCGGCGTTCGCGGCGCGGTGTTCCTCGCCGTCCGTTGCCCTAAAACCGGCCGCTTCGAGCGGTCCTGAGCTTATGCCAGACGCAGCCAAGAACCCTGCCGCGGTCGCGCTAGGCCGCCTCGGCGGGCGGATCCGATCCGAGGCGAAGGCCGCCGCCGCAAGGCGCAACGGCCGACGAGGCGGGCGACCGCCGAAGCAGACCAAGCCGCTCCCATAGTGGGGCGGCTTTTTTGTCGTCAAATCGAAGCCAGCGCGGGGCGTCAAAAAACCTTTTGACGGCTGCCGCTCTTTTATGGCGGCCGACAATCCCTTCCTCGACATTGACGTTGCGACGCTGACAACGCTCAAGTCCAAGGTCTTGGACGCGATCCAAGCTTGCCTGCTCAACACGAGCTACTCGCTCAACGGCAAGAGCGTGACGCGCGCCGATTTGAACACGCTCAACAGGATGCTGGGCGACATCACCGCGGCGATTGAATACCAAAACGGCGACACGACCGACACGACGTTCGTCAGCTTCACCGGGAATTGATTATGCAGACCTTCGACGCGACCGCAGTCATCCGCAACCGGCCGTGGTTCGAGCGGGCGCTCGAGACCATCGCGCCGCAGGCCGCGCTTCGCCGGCTCCAGGCTCGCGTCGAGACCGCGCTCTTCAGCTACAACGCCGCGCAGACGAACCGGCTGTACACGCCGATGCAGTACGGCCAACCGAGCGAGTCCTCGCAGACGGTGCGCGAGCGCGTCGTGATGATGTGGGAAGCGCGGAACTTGGTCGAGAATTGTCCCGAGGTGAAGGAGGTCTCGCGCAAGTTCGGCAATTACCTGACGCCGACCGAATACTCGGCAACGACTGGAGACCGCGACTACAACGCCACAGTCAACGAGTGGTTTCACTCGTGGTGCAAGCAGGCCGACGCCACGGGCCGCAACTCGTTCCGCAAGCTCGTGCAGCTGGCCGCGGAGAATCGGCCGGTAGACGGCGACTGCGGCTTCGTCATTCGCCGCGTGGGCGATGGGCTAAAGCTCCAGATGGTGCCGGCGACTCGCATCGGCAATCCAAACGAGATGGGGCTCGACTCCGAGAACTATTTCGAGGGCGTCATCACGAACGACTTCGGCGTGCCGGTCGCGTATCGCATTTACCGCGTGACGCGCGAGGGCGTTTACTTCGGCGCCGAGGACGTTCCGGCCGGGAACTTCTGCCACTACTTTGACCCGTTCCGCGTCGATCAGTACCGCGGCGTGACCGACTTTCACGCGGCGATCCAGACGGCGCGGATGCTGCACGAGATCTTGCAAGCGGAGAAGGCCGGCGTGCGCTTCGCCTCGCAGCAGGCGGCGCTGGTCTTCACGGATCGTGGCACGGCCAACGCGCGCAACCTCTTCACTCCGACCCCGAGCGCGACGCTGCCCAGCGGCCAGCAGCAGAAGAACGAGCTTTCCGAGGTCGGGATGATTAAGTATCTCGGCCAGGCTGATCGCGTCGAGACGATGCCGGCGCGGCCGAGCACGGCGTTCACGGGCTTCATCGCGCATCTGATGCACGAGCTCTCGATCGCCGTCGGCATCCCGAAGGGCGTCCTCTTCGGCACGCAGGATTATGCAGGCCCGAGCGTGCGCGCGGAGTTCGCCGCGGCCGACCGCGTGTTCGCGCGGCATCAAGGCGTGCTCGTCGACAAGGTGCTAGATCCGATCAAGAACGCGGTGATCTTGGACGCCATCGCCCGCGGCGAAATCCCGGCGCCTCCGGCTCGCGCCGGCGAGACGCCAGTCCAGGCGCTGAAGCGTGCGACCCGCGGCGAGTGGCGCTTCCCGCCAAAGCTGACGATTGACGTTGGTCGCGAGTCCGCGGCCAATATGAACGAGAACCGCCAAGGCGCGAAGTCTCTCCAAGAGATCGCGGCCGAGCAGGGCACCGATGCATTTACCCGGCTCGAGCAGATCGCGGCGGAGGCGAGCTACGTGAGCGAGCTGGCGGAGCGCTACGGGATTCCCGAAACGGCGATCCGTATGGTCACGCAGCAGCTGCCGGCGAATCCCTCGATGGCCGCGGCGCTGGGCACGAACGTCACCGACGATGCGGTGGATGCGACGAACGCGACGATGAAATCGAGCGCTGCGCCCGAGGACGAAACGCCCGACCAGCCTCCGACGCCGGCCGAGCTTGCGCGCTTTGCCGCGGTCGACCTCACGCCGACCGATGCGATGGCAGCCGAGGCCAAGCGCGGGCTTGAGTGGCGCGAGAAGTTCAACCGCGGAGGCACGGCCGTCGGCGTCGCTCGTGCGCGCGACATCTCCAACAAGGCCAACCTCTCGCCTGACACGGTGCGCCGGATGGTCTCGTATTTCGCGCGGCACGAGGTGGACAAGCAGGGCACCGGCTTCTCCCCTGGCGAGGACGGCTATCCTTCCGCCGGCCGCATCGCGTGGGCTCTCTGGGGCGGTGACGCCGGGGCCAGCTGGGCGCGCGCAAAATCCGAGGCGCTCAAACGCGAGGAACTGAATCGGCCGACAAACGTCGCCGATGCGCTAGAGGCGGGCCGCAATCGCGCGAAGCGTCCGCTAGAGCGGCTGGCTGACAAGGCGACCAAGCTCGCCGCCGTCCGCGAGAAGCTGGGCCAGAACGCGAAGACGGAGGCGCAGATCGAGCAGGCGCTGAAGCCGTTCGGATTTCAGCCGAAGCCGGTCGTGGCGCCGCCTCCTCCCGCTCCGATCGTTACGCTCTCCGACGCGCGCAAGATGCTCGCCGAGAAGGCCGACGCCGAGAACAAGCTGACCGCGCTCTTCGCGAGCGTGACTGATCGCCGCGCCAAGATCAAAAGCCTCCGCACCCATTGACAATGCATAGTGTTCTCGACGCCATCATCACGAGCAACGAGCAGCTGGGCCAGCGGGCTGAGGAGTTCGCGCAGCTGCTGGTCGAGCACGACAAGACGCTCGACGAACTGCTCGAGCGCATCGGCAAGACGGTGCCGGAGATCCGCAAGGAGCTAGAGTCCAAGCTGACCGAGGCGGTGCCTGGGCTCGTCTCGGACGCCTATGCCAAATACAACGAAGACCTCGAAGGCCGCTGCCGCGCCGCGCTCGCCGACTCGCAGACGAAGCTCGAAGCCGTCCGCGCTGAGATCGTTGGTCTTGCTCAAGCGCAGTTCACCGAGGCCGAGAAACAAATCGGGCTGACCGCGGAGCAGATCGAGTCGCGAATCCTGGGCACGCTGACTGAGGCCGCTAAGGAGCGCATTACGAAGCTTGAGCGCGGGCTTGTCATCGAGATTCAGCACGCGGTGAACGCGGCGCTGCCGAAGCAGGAACTGGCCGCTGCGCCGACGCTGATCGATTCTTACCGCGGGCAATGGAAGGAGGGAATGGTCGCGCAGCGTGGCGATCTCTTCTCGTGGTACGGCAGCACCTACCTCGCGCTCGAGGACACTAACGACACGCCGGGGCGAAAGAACATCGCCACCGCTGGCGCGAAGTGGGCGGTCATCGCGGCGCGTGGTGCAGGCGGCGGCGGTGGGGGCGGCGGCGACTCGCTGCCTTCGCAGGCGGGCAACGCGGGCAAGTTCCTCAAGACTGACGGAACGTCCACGCTCTGGGAATCGATCCCCGGCGGCGGCGATATGCTCGGCGCGAATAACCTGACCGACGTCGCGTCGATCACGGCAGCCTTCGCGAACATCAAGCAGCCGGCGAGCACGAGCGCCTCGGGCGTCGTCACGTTCGCGACCTCGGGCGAAAGTGCTGCGCTGAAGGCCGTGCAGGCGAACGACTCGCGGCTCTCCGACTCGCGCACGCCAACCGCGCACGCCTCCACGCATCAGACCGGCGGCAGCGACCCAATCGACTTCCCGGTCGACTCGGTCTTCGGCGCGACGAACACGATCACGCAGATCGACTACTTCGCGCTTAACACGTCGAGCACCGCGAGCGTAACCACGGCGAAGGCCGTTTGGAACGCGACCGAGGGCGCGATCGAGGTCGGTCTTAACTCCAGCGTCAACGCGCTCCTTGGCGTCGACGCACACATCGAAGTCTACAACCAGAGCGGCTCGCCTTTTACCAAGGGCCAGGTGGTGAAGCAGAACGGATCCTCGGGCACGCGCCTTGAGGCTGCGCTGGCGCTCGGGACCAGCGACGCCAACTCGGCGAGCACGCTTGGCGTCGTCGCGCAGACCATCGGGAACAACTCGTCCGGCTTCATCATCACGAACGGCCTGCTGCGCGGCATCAACACCAACTCCTTCAACGAGGGCGACACGCTCTACCTTTCGGCCACGACTCCAGGTGGACTCGTGAACACGCGGCCTACGCAGCCGAATCACTCGGTGCGGATCGGCTACGTGATCAAGAAGGCCGGCGTCGCCGATGGCATCATCTACGTCGACATTCTCAACGGCTTCGAGCTTGAGGAACTGCACGACGTCCTCGTGACGTCGGTGACGAATCGCGACTTTCTGTCTTACGATTCCTCGACCACCGTCTGGCGGAATCGGCAGCTTTTCGACTCGACCGCTCCTGCGGCGCTCGGCGTCTCCGCAACTGCCGGCGTCTCGATCACCGCGGCCCGCGTCGATCACGTCCACGCGCGGCCGACGCTCGACCAGCTGGACATCAGCGGCGCGGCTCAGGGCGACATCCTCTACCGATCGGCCACCAGCTGGGCGCGCCTTCCCGCGGCAACTGCCGGATACATTCTCCAGACGAACGGCGCCGCGGCGAACCCCAGCTGGGCGCAGAACACCGGCGGCAGCGGCGCGCCGACCGATGCCGAATACATCGTCGCATCAGCGAATGGCTCGCTGAGTGCCGAGCGCGTCATCAGCAACAGCACCTCGGTCACGGTCAACTTCGCGACCGGCGGCCAGGTCTCGCTTGAACGCGCCGCGCTGACTGGCGACGTCACGGCCTCGCAGAATAGTAACGCGACCACGATCGCCAACGACGCGGTATCGAACGCAAAGCTGGCGAATATGGTGGCGAGCACCATTAAAGCGCGGGTCACGGCTTCGACCGGCGATCCGGAAGATGCCAGCCTGACGCAAGTCCTCGACCTCGTCGGCTCCACGACTTACGGCGACGTCCTCTATCGCGGCA